GAGCTTTACATTGGTTTTCATTGGATAGTAAAAATGAAATTAAAATCATCACTCCGGAAACGTTTTTAGACCTCAAAAATAAGTCTGATTATCAGTATTTTGTTGGTTTTTCTCTTGATATGACCATGAGAAAGGTCATTTGTGAGGAAGTTGACCGATTAGAGTTAGATTGTATCACTTACATACATAATTCTTGCATTATTTTCGATGATACTGTTAAAATAGGTAAGGGAGTTGCTATACTTTCCTCTACTACGGTCTGTTATCACACTGAAATCAAAGATCATTGTTGGATAGAACCGCATTGTCTCATCACTCACCACATTGACATGGGCAAAGGATGCATTATTCATGCAACTTCATCAATAGCTGGTAGAGTTACCATTGGTGAATATTGTACTTTGAATTTTGGATCTTCTATACTTAATCAAGTAAGCATTGTTGACCATGTTACCGTTGGTGCTTTTAGTAATGTCACTAAAAATATTACTAAACCAGGTCGATATGTCGGGTCTATTGCTAGATATATCGGTGAATAATTAAAACTCATATATAATTTTTGAAAGTGATCTAGTAAAATATATGGAACTCAAGTTGGATTACCAAGAAAAAGATCTATTAATCGAGTGTCTTCAACATCGTTTATATACTGACAAAGTTTTGGTTATTAACGATTCTCTCAGAAATGAGATTGAAGATTTACTCGAAAAAGTCGAAGAAGAATGCATTTAATTTTCTTCTAAATACACCAGAAACCATTGCATGAATTGACTTGTGGTGGTAGAATTAACACGTCGCTATTCTAATTTTATGTCTAAAGGATTTACAATTAAAGCTAACGCACCCACCCCAAAAAAGAAAGAAGGAGATTTCGATCTAGCCGCTGCAAAAGAGATGATTCGCGGTAAGAGTATCGTATTCATGCTTCCTGGTCGTGGATGTTCTTATATTTTTCTAAAGAATTTTGTCCAACTTTGTTTTGATCTTGTTCAGAATGGTGCAGCCATTCAAATTTCACAAGATTATTCCTCCATGGTTAACTTTGCACGTTGTAAAGTTCTTGGTGCAAACGTTCTCCGTGGTCCCAAACAGATTCCCTGGGACGGTAAACTGAAATATGATTATCAACTCTGGATTGACAACGATATTGTCTTCAGCACTGAAGGATTCTATCGTCTAGTTGCAATGGATAAGGACATTGCATGTGGTTGGTACATGACTGAAGACGGTCATACCACCTCTGTTGCACACTGGCTTGAAGAAGATGACTTCAAGAACAATGGTGGTGTCATGAATCATGAAACTGGTGAAACGATGAGTAAGCGTCGTAAACCCTTCACTGTTGACTACACTGGTTTTGGTTGGACTCTGATCAAACATGGTGTTTTTGAATCTCTAGAGTATCCTTGGTTCGCTCCTAAGATGCAAGTCTTTGATTCTGGTGAAGTTCAAGATATGTGTGGTGAAGACGTATCCTTCTGTCTTGATGCCAAGGCTGCGGGTTATGAGATCTGGTGTGACCCCCAAATTCGTGTTGGACACGAGAAGACTCGTATCATCTAATATAGGTCTTAAAACCCCTAGAAACGAACTCCTGGCACCTTCTATGGTGCCAGTATCAAAACTAATTATGAGGTATTAAAAAATGGCAGTAAAAGCAAAAGGTGGATTGAACAAAAATAATAATTATAATCCTGGCCCACCGAAAAAAAGTCGTCAAGGTCAAGGAGATGGTACTAAGTATGCAGCAACTTCTCGGAACAAAGCTAAAAAACCGTATCGAGGTCAAGGTAAAGGTTAATTTATAAATAATTTTAAATTGCTTTTATAAAGATGGCAGAATTAACCCCAAAAGTAGGACCTTCAGCAGCAGACGCACCTTCATCTGCTCCAGAAAATGCAAAAGTTTTCGGATATGATGTTTCCGCAAATGCAAGAAAAGTAGTTCCTGCAAAACCAAACCCTGCTTCTCCTTTAGCGGCAGGATAGTATCGATATAAGAGTGTAGAAATGGACTTTAATAGTAAACCAGATACTCATAAAAAGGGTAGCGATGGAGTTTCTGAAAAGTACCTGTATGATGTTGAGAAACAATTGTACAGTATTGCTATGAACTATATGCCACATCTAAAACAAGCTTCTATCGATGATGAAGTTAAAAAAATGACTGAAGATAACTAATTTTAATATGTATTTTTTTGACTCAAAGGAAGAATGGAGTAATATACATCCAGAAGATCTTTGGGTCTATAATAAACTTATTTTAAATACACGTCTAAGACACCTCTGTGGACCCACAGGGGTGTCTGTTTCATGTTCAGGTCATTATATAGTTCGACCCAGTATTAACTTATTGGGCATGGGACGTTTGGCTAGAATAGAGTGGATAGAAGATAGTACAGATCATTTTCATCCAGCAGAATTTTGGTGTGAAATTTTCAAAGGAAAACATTTTAGTGTTGATTATCAAAATAAAATTCCAAAACTAACTGTTTTAGGTGAACGTAATGGGGATGATGATTTGTATAAATGGAAAAAATGGAGTAAAGTTGACAATTTTATAGAATTTCCGCCAATATTAAATAGCTTAGTTGGTGAATATGAGTGGATAAATTGCGAATTTATTGATAATAGACTCATAGAAGTTCATTTTAGACAAAATCCAGATTTCAGATACAATAACAGCGTAGCAATACCAGTTTGGAGGGGAGATAGACCACAAAAAATAGAAAATTTAAAGTTTGTTGAGGATGGAGACTACCTAAGACGAGGATTTTTTATTGATTAACGGGATAGCAACCCCGTAAAAAGTTCTGATCTAAAAAATCAGGAGCTAAAAATGTCAAATCATCCAATTCCGGACCAGGGTAAAGATTTTATTAACTCTGGAATGACTCTCATAACCGATCCAAAATCGGACAGATACTTAAATATGCTTCGTGAAGTTGCATATGACCACATCAATGACATTAAAAGACAAACAAAACTTCATGAAAAAATCAGAAATGATGATGATTATGATGATTGGGAATATGGTACTGAACCAGTCTATGGAAAAAAGTGGTAAAAATGTCTTATACATATAATAAATACCCTTAGTTTGAGTAATGACTAGGATTTCTCGCAAATTTAAAGATATTAGTCTCTCTTTTGTGAGGAATCCTGTAACTAATGATATTCTTGCAATTAATGATGCTGATGCAATTAAAAAATCAGTTATAAATTTGGTAAGAACCAGAACTGGTGAAAGATTTTTTAATCAGCTACTAGGATCTAAAGTTGAAGATTCGATGTTTGAAATACAAACTCCAGAAGTAGCCTACTCTCTTGAGTCTGATATTAAAACTCTTCTGAAAAACTTTGAGAGGAGAGTACAAGTTTCATCGGTTTTAGTAACTTACCCTGATGAATCCAATGATCTTAATATAAAAATTTCATATGATATTATTGGTATTCCAGTTCCAACTCAAACTGTAGATTTCCTACTACAACCAACCAGAATCTGATGTCATTCAATCAATTTACAAATTTAGATTTCAGTGATCTAAGGACTCAGATCAAGGACTATTTACGTGCAAATCAAAATTTTACAGATTTTGATTTTGAAGGGTCTAACTTTTCGGTTCTAATAGATTTACTAGCTTATAACAGTTACATAACCGCCTTCAACGCAAATATGGCGGTTAATGAAGTATTTTTGGAAAGTGCAACTTTGCGGGAGAATGTAGTTTCACTTTCTAGAAATATTGGATATTTACCAAGATCAAAAAGATCTTCCAGAGCAACAGTAAGTTTCACAGTTGATATGAGTGAAACTGATGCTAGAACAGTTAAATTATTAGCAGGTCAAGTTGCTCTTGGTGCAGTAGTAAATGGTAATTATATTTTTTCAATCCCAGAGGATATTACGACACCTGTTAATAGTGATGGAATAGCCATTTTCGATAATTTGCCCATTTATGAAGGAGTATTCCTGACCAGTACATTTATCGTAGATGAATCTCAACCAAATCAGAGATTTGTATTACCAAATAGTAATATTGACACAACTTCTATTAGAGTAAAAGTAACTGATGCTGTAACTGAGATTTATACTGCCTATGATACTCTGTTGGATGTTGGTAAAGAAACTAGATTATTCTTGATTCAAGAAGTGGAAGGAACAAAATATGAAATTAGATTTGGAGATAATATTATTGGTAAAAAACCAACTAATGGTAGTAGGATAGAAGTTAGTTATATTGTTACAAACGGATCTTTTGGAAATGGAGCCACAAACTTTACTTTTTCTGGAAGATTAAAGGATAACAATTTACTTGATATTACAACTGGAATTTCTTTACTATTAACTCAGTCGAAATCGGAAAGTGGTGATGAGATAGAATCTGTAGATTCTATTAAGTATTTTTCACCAAAAGTGTATGCTTCACAGTATCGTGCTGTAACATCAAATGACTATAAAGCTTTAGTTCCATATATTTACCCAAATGTAGAGTCGGTAAATGCATACGGTGGTGACGAATTGGATCCCCCAGAATATGGAAAAGTTTTTATATCCATTAAACCTAGAAACGGTACATTCTTGTCTCAAATTACAAAACAGAATATTTTAAGTACAATTAGAAAATATTCTATTGCTGGAATTAGACCAGAGATTGTTGATTTGTCATATCTTTATATTGAATTGGATGTTTCCGCTTACTATAATGCAAATTTACTAAGTAATCCAGAAAAAGCAAAAACAAAAGTAACGAACACTTTAACTGAATATTCTAATTCAAAAGATGTAAATAGTTTTGGTGGTAGATTCAAATATAGTAAGATAGTTGGTCTCATCGATGATTGCGACAAGTCTATAACTTCAAACATAACTAAAGTTAAAATGAGAAGAGACTTGAATCCAGAAATTAACTCTTTTGCAACTTATGAACTTTGCTTTGGAAACCAAATACATACTAGAGATTCTGGATATTCAATAAAATCTACAGGATTTACTATTGATGGGGTGACTGAAACACTTTATATGGCAGACCGACCAGCATCCACAAATGCAAAAACTGGAACAATTTTCTTCTTCAAGTTGGTCAATAATTTACCTGTGAATGTAAAAAATATTGCAGGAACTGTTGATTATGTTAGGGGTGAAATACGATTAGATGTTGTCAATATAACATCTGCTTCTTTGGCCAATGGATTTATTGAGGTTCAAGCAATTCCAGAATCAAATGATATTATTGGATTGCAAGATTTGTATTTGCAATTGGACGTTCAAAATACTGTGGTAAATATTGTAGAAGATGTTGTCAGTTCTGGCGAAAATTCTTCTGCAACAAATTATGTAACTACATCTAGCTACCTAAACGGAAAGTATACGAGATAAAATGTCAGAAATCAAAAGGGTAAAAATTGGTTCTATCATAGAATCACAAATTCCAGAGTTTCTATCTGTAGAATCACCTCTCCTTGTGGAGTTTCTTGAACAATATTATAAAT